TTTTGCCAAACCTACGATGGGCAACAATTACAGCAAATCTTTCTTGGCGTTTGTGAAAACTTTTTACTAGCTTTCGGGGGCGGTAGTTAATCGTCCTCGTCGTCATCGTCCAACCACTTATAAGCTATAACGTGTTCGCCTGTGTCGCCTGCGCCTTCGATGCGTTGCGTTTCTTTCCACCCTGCCCTAGTTTTTAAATAAAATATTTGTGCGCCTAAGTCACCTGTTCTTGCTTTTTGTATTAAATTTTGCGCTACAAATCCAACAGCCCTTGCTTTTCCCTTTTTATATAGTGCAGAAACCTCTTCATCCCTTTCTAATATGTCAAAGAAAACACGCCTGCTTATACTAAAATAATCAGCTATTTGTTCTGTTGTTAAAACTGCCGCCAATGTTTCAACTTCACGCTTTTGTTCGTCCGTTAAAACTATTTTTGGTCTACCGCCTAAATTTTTTTTATCTTCCATCTGGACATTCTTTACGTTTTATTATATTATAGTTTACAAGCATTAAAGGAATTATTATGGATATTACATTTACAAACCCGCACGAACAGTTTTGCTACGAAACCGCTATAAAGTTTTCGGCTATTAGAGGTTACGGTGCTAAACGTACTAGGCAAGAGTTTACTAGCGCAGAAGATGCTAAGGCTTATGCTAAAACCTTTGGCGATAACAAAACAATGATTTATGCTATTAACGACCTTGGCAACTTTGCCCATATTTTTAACGCATAATTTATTCATCATCGAAACCCGATAAGTCTATTTCTACTTCGCCACATTTTTCGGCGGCTAATCGGGGGTCGCCTTTTACAAATACTAACACGTTTTGATGTGTTTTACCTAGCTTTCTAGAAACTGAGAAACCTTTACCCGCTCTAAGAGGAAGGCTTCCGACCATAGTTACTAATATGGCTTCGTTATAAAATTTTAAACCACTATCCAAAAAAGCATTTATAGTTTCGCCTACAAAATTATAATAATAACCTTTTTTGTCTCTAACTTCGCCAACTACAAAACAAGCGAAAGCGTCATTATTTAATAAACTACAACTTTTTTCTATTATTTTTTTATAATTAATTAAAAAGCTATTGTAATCCATGTTAGATAAATCGTTTTTATCATCACTATAAACTTCTAAATCTACATAAGGGGGACAGCTAAAAATTAAGTCGGCTTTTACATCTTTAAAAGTTTTATCAATATTTATACTATCACCGATTTCCCAAATAGGTAAAAAGTTTTCGCAAATTAATTCAGATTGCTTTCTATTACTTTCTACCTGTTCAGACCGAAGTTCATGACCAAAATAATTTTTTTCTAATTTACTGGCAATTATACCCCTTACACTACCACCCGCAAAAGGGTCAACAATATTGCCGTTTTTAGGACAAAACCACCTATAAACTAACTCGCAAAGAACTGGGTCAAAAACACTAGTGTTACTAATTTTCATACCCGCCATTTCAGCTATATTATTATTAAAGGTTAATTCTTCAGCACGACCTTCTTCTGATTCTATTCCTAATTCTATCCATTTTTTCTTTCTATCTTGCCACCAACCGTCACGACTATTTAACACACTAAATGGCGGTGCTAAAAATTTATTGGTTAAATTACCCGCCCTATTTATTTCTTCTTCTTTTTCATCGAAAAGGTTACCAAGTTCATCTAATGAAAAACCTGTTAATTCTAAATTAAAATTTAAATCAGTAAGTTCGTTAAATTCTACTTTAAGAAGTTCTTCATCCCAACCCGCATTTAGTGCTAATTTATTATCAGCTATAACGTATGCTTTTTTTTGGGCTTCCGTCCAATCATCGGCTTGAATACAAGGTACTTCTTTTAAATTTAATTTTTTAGCCGCTAAAAGTCTGCCATGACCCGCTATTATTTCATTTTGAGCATCGACTAAAATAGGGTTTGTAAAACCCCATTCTTTAATGCTTGCCGCTATTTGAGTAATTTGCTCATCGCTATGGGTGCGACTATTTCTAGCATATGGTATAAGCGTTTCTATGTTTCTTCGCTCTACCTTATCAGCAGGCCAAGACCGTCCATCATCCATGGGTGCGCCCTTTCTGTTAATTTGCATTATACTGAAAAAAGTCCCCCGCGCAAGGCAGGGGAAAGTTGGCGAGGTATTGAGTCCGTAAAAAAGCAGTATAAAGCGGAACAATGTCGAACAGGGAGGAGTTCGAAACCTCGCTACCTGTGTAACATAATCTAATCATTTTTCATACGTTTCAAGTATTCTTTGTATGGCTCTAGTTGTTTTTCTGCAACAAGGCCAACCCTAACCATCTGTTCAGCAAGTGAACCAAAAACATAATTTTCGCCTACTGGCTCACCATTATTTATTCTATCTGCGTTAATTTTAAGTTCGTTAGGTTGATATTTTTCAGGCGACAGTTCCCTAAATTCAGGCCGTTTTGGTGCTATTGCTTTTGCTGATTTGCTAATTTCTTTTGCAGTTGGCCAAGTCCTAGTTTCTAAATTAGAAAGTATATTTTGCTCAAAGTCTTGAAACCATTCAATATAATTTTTGCTTGGTGCTAATTTTATAATTTGATTGCATAGAAACTCAGCTTCGCTTTTCATGTTTTCATCGTTATTTTGCACCGCTCTAGGAGCATTTAACCGCCCCAACATTTTTAACGTTTTTTCTTTTAGTTCATTATTTCGCATTTAACATCTCGCTTAAAACTGTTTTTTGTAAATCTAAATTATTATTTGGCTGTTCATATTCATCATACCAACGCTCTTGATTTAACCATGTACTGGCGTGAGGTAAAAATTGTTTCTTTGTATCTTTATGAACATCAATAAAAACATCTAATTTTTCCATAAGTTCTTCAAAACTAATTTTCATTATTGCTCTTGGAAATGCCTTTTGTGCGGGTGCTTTTGCTGTTTTTCTAGGATACTTATCCCAAAACTTATTAAACTGTTCTACAACCACATCAATAGAACGTACTAATATAATAGGTTCATTGGATGGTTCTTTGGATGGTTTGGGTGAACCTTGTGCAGGGGTAGGACTGAATGTCATGCCGTGGTAGGGGTGAACGTCATTCAGGGGTGGTCTAGTTGAAGGTAATTGGCTAACTATTTGTAAATTAATTTGATAATCTATCGTGTAACCGTGGCGGCACTCTTTTTGCCCTGTTACCTTTAAAACACCCATTGCCAACATTTCTTTTATATGCTGACGAACAGCGCGGCTAGACATTTCTAAATCTGCCGCCATGTTGCCTTTACTCACCCAAATACCGCTTCCATCGTCACTGGCCTTATCTGCCATATACATTAAAATTGCTTTTTTTGTGGGTGAACCTATTAATTTTGTTTGAATTACGTTTGAAACTAGGTTACTCATTGTTTTAGGTTACTCCTTGTAATCTATTAGTATTGCAAAATACTTCTTCTTTATTGCTTATAACCCTCAGAGTTGTGAAATCCTCTGGGGGTTTAATTATGTTGAAACCCATGTAACGGAATCTTCTTGTAAGTAATCAGAAATTCTTTCTACCGTTGAAAATTTAGGGTCAGTTTCATTATTTATTATCTGATATAAAACAGGTCTTGATACGTTAGCATTTTTTGCCACCTTTGTTAAGTTCCTATCTCTTAGTTTATGTCTTATTTCATCTAAACTTAATATTACTTTATTATCCATTTTAACCTCTTTTGTTTACATTTAATTATTTTAAGCTTTACATTAGAAAAAAAGTAAAGTAAAGTGGTTTTAGCAAAAAGGAGAAATATTATGACAAAACTAAGACCACCACCCGTTGCAGTTAAACACGCTATAACTGAAGCTGTTTGGGAATATACACAAAAGATAGATGAAAAAGCCAACACTGCAAAGCACGAGCATTTTCCTACTGGTTGGCATAAGGTTGTAGAGGCGGCTATAGATAAAGCCTACGACAATTATGAAAGTAGCGAAATGGGTAACATAGAAATAGAATTAGAAAGGTTAACCAATGCCTTTAAGTAACAAAGAAAAGGAGACTATTTGGAAAGTATTTAAAACTTTAAGAAGTACAACAAACCAAATTTCTGATTGCCAAGATTTATGGATGTCGGATGTAAGGGATATAGAAACCGCTTTTTGGGCTTTATATCATGAATTTAAATTTATTAGAAATAATTGTGAGAAAGAAAACAAATGACAAAGATACCAGAACGATTAATTGATTTAATTAAAACAGTTGGCTTAACAGAAGGTAAAGCCACTTGGAGTTGCCACGGTACACCAGTGGTATTACACAAAGCATTAGAAAAAATAGCTATACATGAAAATATAGTTTTTGATGCACCTAATATTATTGAAAGTAATATAAAAGAAAAACACGTTGCTATTTGTGTTACTGGACATAAAGGCGATACAACAGCTTGGTCAATAGGCGAGGCCGCACCTTACAACACAACAAATAAATATCCCTACGCTATGGCAGAAAAAAGAGCCAAAGACAGAGTAATATTAAAGTTGCTTGAGTTAAGTGGTGATGTTTACAGCGAAGAAGAAGCTGACGAGTTTAAAAATCAAAAGCCTAATAATAGCGAACCAAATTTAAGTATCGACCAAGCAGAACGCATAGATGCAATGTTAGAGTTTTACGAAGATTGCAACCTAGAACGTTTTTTAGCCGCAGAAAAGAAATATGAAAAAGTGCTTAACATGGTTGGTATAGGCGAAGATGAATACGCCAAAATTGTTGAAGCGCACGACAAAAGAAAAGCGGAGTTGTACTCATGAAAAATATAACCGCAGTAGGATACTTGACTAAAGATTGCGAAGTTGTTGAAAACGAAAAAAGTTCTTTTGTAAAATTCTCTATAGCTGTCGATGATGGCTATGGGGAAAACAAAGGCACAATATTTTTCGGCGCACGTTACTTTAGAACAAACATTTCGACTTACTTGCTGAAGGGTAAACTTGTGGCAATAACAGGCGATTTAAAGAAAAACGAATACGAAGGCAAAACGTATTTATCTATAAACGCAACCGAAGTTAAATTATTAGGAGGTAAAAACAACGAACCCAAAAGACTAGCAGAAGGGCAAAAAATAGAAAGCAATAATGAAGTCAAAGATTTTGACGATGAAATACCATTTTAAGAAGGAGTAAACTTATGGAAGATATTACAACACAAAACGGCAATGTTTTACAGTTGCTTAAATCAGGCCAAACAATAACGCCTATACAAGCGTTAAACAAATTTGGTTGCTTTAGATTAGCGGCGGTTGTTCATAGGCTTAGAAAAGAGCAAGGGTGGCCAATACATACCGATATAATCAATAGTGGTGAAAAGACTTATGCAGAATATTCTTTAAACCAAGACAAAAATACATGGCCAGAGTAAAGCTACAAGTAATAAAAAGTGGGGGGCAGTTTATGCCCTCTACTGAATACGATGCTGTCAAGATAGAAGAATATAAAGAAGGCCAAGTTTTTGATTTACAGCCAACAGGTAAACGCTCAAACCCCCATCATAATTTATATTGGGCTACACTTAAAAATGTTTGCGATGCTACTAACCGATGGCCTACTGAACAGCATTTACATAGCGAACTAAAGTGGGCGTGTGGTTACGTCAAAATGCGTTGGAATAGTTTAGCAAGCGCACATATGCGTATAATGGATAGTATTTCTTTTGACGATATGAGCCAAAAAGAATTTAATGATTACTTCGAACTAGCTATGGAAAAATTATCGGAAGCAATAGGATACGACCCACTTGAGCAATCTAGCTAATAGACCACCGCTTGGATTAAAAGCAGATAAAACAAAACGTAATGCAAAGTATTTAGACAAGATAAGAGAAATGCCTTGTTGCGTTTGTAAGAAGTTTGGCGAGGTACAGTACAGCCTAACAACAGCGCACCACCCTATCCACGATAGGTTTAGTTCTAGGAAAACAGATGACTCGCAGGCCATACCGCTTTGTGAAGGCCACCATCAAGGGTTATGGGATAAATCCAAATTAGCTATACATGACAATAAAAAGGCATGGCGGGAAAAATATGGGGCTGATTGGTCTTATGTTGTCCAAGATACAACCATATAAAGCACTGCGCCGCGCTCTGGGTGGCAGTAAACTTTCTTGGCATTGACACTAGTGACTTGGTTATCACTGTAGTAGACAACGCCTTCGCAACCGTCTAAGGCTGATTTTATAATGTTATCTATGTCGGGTTTAGTTGTTGGTAAAATAGCACCGTATTCGGCTTCTAGTCTTTTAACCTTAGACCACGACTTAGGTATTTCCATAAACGCTATTATTTCAACGTGGCAAAATTTAGCTGTTGGGTCTAATTTTAATTCGTGCATTTTTTGCCATGCGGCGGCGTGTATTCTTGTTTCATACTCCCTAGTCTTTTCGGGGGTGTATGCTCTGCCCTGACGGGTAAAACGAGGCCGCCCCTTGCCCTGAGGTTGCCCTGACACTTCTATTTCAACTTTTATTAACTCCATAAAGCTAAGAATAGCAGATAGCCCCCGAAGGGGCTAATTATTTTTAACTTGCAAAAAATTCTACTGAAACATTCGTTGAAGTCTCGCCGCATTGTTCTAG